TCCCCTTTTTTTATAGATACTAAGTACAATTACATAATTCCATGGCAAGAGGATCATTGACTAAAGTTGACATGCTGGCAAGAGTATATAAAATGAAGAACGAACTTTACAATGGCACTCACTATAATCAGTCTGGTGAGTGGCACGATGGTGCTCACGATACTATTAATAAAGTTTTGGAGATGTTAAAAGAATATTCCCAATGATTACAGAGCAAGACATACAGGAATTACAAGAAAGAGTTATGGAACTCAAGATGATTGAGTTGTTTGAAGAACCATCTACCTACGAGGACGAAGACGATGATCAGTAGTTACGACTGGAGAGGTAAAGATGAAACATGGCAGCAGCGCCAGTTTATGTTGTCGGCTTTTGTTAGAAGCAAGATCACAATTACTGCTCAAGTGTATGAGTTCTGTGACCATGCTATCAGTCAAGGATATGGCAAAACATTAGAGACCTTAGATCTCAGGGAAGTAGATCCATGGTTAACCAGAATGTTTAGGGAGTGGCAGAACCACACTAAATAATTACTGCTTGGGAAGTTGACATGCCTGCTGAATGGTACAAGAAACAAATTAGTAATAGAAATTATCTTTCTCCAATTGGATTTAAGTTACAACTAGAACTTTTTGAGGGTGTAGATTTTCTTTGCCAAAGGGTAAATCTCCCTGATGTTACCATGCCATTTACAGAAGTCCCCACTAGATTTCGTCCTATCCCTATTGTACCTGGGGGAGGAGTTACCTACGGGGACCTTTCTGTATCATTTATTGTTGATGAAGAATTGATTAACTGGAAATCTATTTACAATTGGATTCGTGCTAATGGATGCTCAGAAGAACATATGCCCACAACAGAACCACAATTGAGTGGGGGGCAGTTATTAATTTACACGTCAAATTATAATATCAATCATATTATTGATTTCGAAAATATGTTTCCCATTTCTATTTCAGAAATGAATTTCGATGCTACATCAACTGATGTAGAATACTTTACAGCACAGGTAACTTTCAAGTATACTGGATATACTATCCGTGATGTTCCTCAATGAAGTTTGACCAATTACACAATAAATTTGAGAAGATCAAAGAAGAGTGGAAAGAAGATAGTCACATAGACTACGAATTCAAAAACAAACAATACACCGCCGATCTTGGCAAGATCTCATTAGAGATACCTTTTCAACATAATAAATACTTAAACCATTATACCGATCTTTCACAAATCAAAACCAGTCTAGAATTTGAAGTTCGTAAACTGGTCCGAGAGAAAAGAGAATATTACAGCGGGGAGGCAGAGGCACACGTATATGCTGACAAACCTTTCGGTTCTAGTATTAAAACCGCCGACAAAATGAAAGTTTATCTTGAGTCGGACGAAGACATCATTAACATGGAAGCAAAGATTAAGTATATCGATCAGATGCTTTTCTTTTTAGACAATGTTTTGAGGATGATTTCTCAAAGAAATTATCATGTGAAGAACGCTATTGAATGGGAGAAATTTATTAATGGAAACTAATGTCTCTCCTTACTGTAAAGAAAAAGAACGAAGTCTATTTACAGATCAATTCAGATCCTCACGTCCATCGTGAACTTGCTGATTACTTTTCCTTTGAACTACCAGAGGCAAAATTCCTAAAAAGACAACCACGATTTAAATATTGGGATGGTATGATTCACCTGTATTCTCCAGGTACAGGTGAATTGTATGGAGGATTACTTCCCCATTTAAAGGAGTGGTGTACAGAAAGAAAATATCGTTTAAGTTACGAAGAGAACGATTGGTACGGATCCGTTGAGGAAACCAATCAGATGGTCTCTCCAGCTGGCGTAAAAGTTTTTATGGATAAGATCTCTAAATATGCACCTAGGGATTACCAATACATGACAGTGTATAAAGCACTGAAAAACAATAGGGGATTGTTTCTTTCTCCTACTGGATCTGGTAAATCTCTAATGATCTATAGCATTGTTAGATACTACGTTGCTTCTGGTAAGAAAATTTTACTAGTTGTACCAACCACGTCTCTCGTGGAACAGATGATCAAGGATTTCAAAGACTACGGATGGAATGCTGATGAACACTGCCACACGATATATTCAGGAAAGGATAAGAATACTGAAAAACAGGTTGTCATCTCAACATGGCAATCAATCTACAAGTTCCCAAAAAGATACTTTGACGACATTGATTGTGTTATTGGAGATGAAGCACATCTTTTCAAATCGAAATCCCTAACGGGAATCATGACCAAGCTACACAATGCCAAGTATCGTTTTGGGTTTACAGGTACACTGGATGGTAGTAAGACTCACAAGTGGGTCCTAGAGGGTCTCTTTGGTGCCTGTGAGAAGGTAACGAGGACAGATGATCTAATCAAGCAAGGACACCTCTCCAAGTTCCGTATCAAGGTGCTGGTGTGTAAGCATGAGTACAAATACTTTGAGGACTATCATGCCGAGATGGAATACATCGTACAGCATGAACAACGTAACAATTTAATTAAAAACCTTGTTAAAGATATTGAAGGTAACACCTTGGTATTGTTCAACTATGTTGAGAAGCATGGTGAACCGCTGTACGATTTAATAAATAACTCTATAGGTGATACCCGTAAGGTATTTTTCGTACACGGTTCAACTGATGTTGAAGACCGAGAACAGGTAAGAGCTATTACTGAACAAGAAAGTAATGCTGTAATTATTGCTTCTTACGGAACATTTAGTACTGGTATCAATATTAAAAAATTACATAACATTATCTTTGCTTCTCCCTCTAAATCTAGAGTCCGTAATTTACAAAGCATCGGAAGGGTGCTAAGAAAAGGAGATGGTAAAGATATTGCTACTCTTTACGATATCGCTGATGATATCTCCTCAAACTCTAGACAAAACTATACACTAAATCATTTAGCAGAAAGAATTAAGATATACGAGGAAGAGAATTTTAAGTATGAAGTAATCCCAATCAAATTAAAATAAGATGGAAGAAGAATTTTATTCAATTATTAAATTAATAACAGGTGAGGAGATTATTGCTAAAGTTTGTTACATGAACGAAGAGCATAGTCTCCTGATTGAAAATCCAATGAAGGTTGAATCTGTAAAACAACGAAGGTCTGGAGAAACGGTAGAAGGATTTGTGCTTACAGATTGGATTCATGCTACCTACGACAAGATGTTTGTTATATCAATGGACAGAGTATTAACAATGTCGGAACTTGATAAACGTATCGAAAGATATTATCTCTCGTTTATTAATGATGATCATGAAAATGAAACAGGACGTATACCAGCATCCGAATTTACACAACGAATGGGATACTTAGGTTCAATAAAAGAGACTAAACAAAAGTTAGAAGATATATTTAAAAGAAGCTAATAGCTATTATATCTCTTGAACCCTGACAGAGTTATTGTACTAAGTTTCTGAGGTCTTGTCAAGCTCCTTGACACTTCGAGAGTTATCCGTTATACTATTGTGATGGTAAGCAAACTTAATCATGTCTTATGTCGAAAAAGAACACAGAGTATTACGTCAATAATAAAGACTTCCTAGAAGCAATTGTTAAATTTAAAAAACAATTGAAGAAAGCAGAGAAAGATGGCACTACCCCGCCACGTATTCCTCACTACATTGGAGACTGCTTTCTGAAAATTGCCACCCACCTTTCATACAAACCAAATTTTGTCAATTACACTTTTCGTGAAGACATGATTTCTGATGGCGTAGAGAATTGTGTTCAGTATATCAACAATTTCGATGCCGATAAATCGAAGAATCCGTTTGCTTACTTTACTCAGATTATTTACTACGCTTTTCTTCGTCGTATTCAAAAAGAAAAACGTCAAAACGATATCAAACAAAAGATCTTGGAAAGAACTGGTTACGATCACGTAATGCACACAGATGATTACGGTAATGATATGAATTCTAGTTATGCTGATATGGGCAGTATTAAAGAAAACATTGAAATTAGAATGAACCGATGAGTAATGAAGAAGACTTTTGGATTGATAATTGTTTCCGAGTCCAGCAACAACGATGGGGAACTTGGACTAGCTACAATAAGAAAGGCACGGGAATCATCACCTCCCTCACCAAGGAAGGTTGTATCAGTGGAACACGCTTCTACCTTAAGGGTAAACAGGAAGGATGGGAAACTACTGTACGCTCATATGATGGAATTGTCGGAGGAAAACTGTGATTAAAAATTATAAGTGTTATAGCGTATTCCCCACACCAGTTATAAAGGTTAGATTTTTACAGCACGAGAAATATAAATTCAAAGACCTAGAAAAGAAAGATCAAAAACCAGAACGCTGGCAAGTTCCTGTGAGGACTACGTTTCCAAACATTGATGAAGGTGATGAACTAATTGATTCGGAAACTTTATCATCTCTAAAAAAAGATATACTGAACAGTATTAAAATATGCTTTAGAGATCTTAATATTCCAACAGACATCAGCTTCGAACATTTTTGGTATAATGCTTATTGGGATAATCAAGGGCAAGAACCACATGCTCATCTAAACAAAGCTGGGGGAGCACAACCTTTTTGGTCTGGAGTTTATTATAATAAAAACTCTACACCCACTATCTTTGATAGACAAGGTGAACCACTTCATAAGGCATTTGATTTTTTTGGATCACAAGAATCTAAAATAAGAGAATGTTATTTTACGTATTGGTATACTGATGTTAACGATGGAGATATGTTACTGTTCCCGCCGTACTTACAACACAGTATCTATACTGATGATTCTAACAAAGATAAGATGAGATTAACCTTTTCTTTTAATTTACAACTAACTAGATAATGACGGTAGCATTAATTACTGACCAACACTTAGACGGAAGGAAAGGTAGTCTAGCCTTCTGGAATTATTTTGAGAAATTCTATGAAGAAATCTTTTTCCCAACTCTTGAGCGACAAGGAATCACGACGATCATTGATCTTGGCGATACGTTTGACAACAGGAAAAGCATTGACTTTAATGTTTGGAATCGTATTCGTCGCTCTTATTTTGATCGCTTGGCTGGGATGGGCGTCACTGTCCACATGATCTTAGGTAACCATTGTGTGTATTATAAGAACACCAATGAGATTAATTCTCCAGAATTATTATTGAAAGAATATGGGAATATACACGTTTACAATCGGGTTACTACTACTTACATTGAGGATACTCCGATTTGTTTCGTCCCCTGGATTAACAAAGAAAACGAAAAAGAAACCTTTGAACATCTTGAAAGCACGAATGCCGAGATCGTCATGGGACACCTTGAACTCGACGGGTTTGAAGTAACTCCTGGTATGAAGATGGAACATGGTATGGATCCGAAAGTTTACAAGCGATTTAAGCAAGTGTTCTCTGGTCACTACCATCATAAGTCAAGTAAAGGAAACATCACTTACCTTGGCAATCCTTATCAAATGTTCTGGAATGATTATAAGGATGAACGTGGATTCCATTTATATGATCCCCCTACAAATAAACTAACTAGGGTGAAAAATCCTTTTGAAATTTTTCAGAAAGTATTCTACAATGATGTTGTAAACAAAGAGCATGTTGTAGATCGAGAAACTTATCAAGATACTTTTGTAAAAGTTATTGTAGAAGAGAAGAGAGATTATCACCAATTTGAAAAACTTATTGATCAGCTGTACGATAGTGGAGTACATGATGTCAAAATTGTGGAAAACTTTTCTATAGAAGATAATGATGATGAGATTAATATTGAAGTAAAGGATACGTTGACATTACTCAATGAGTATGTGGATGAAGTAGAACTCTCTGTGGATAAAACCGAACTTAAGAAATTAATGAGGTCCCTATATATTGAGAGTTGTGAAGTAGCCTAATGTATATCCTCACTTTACAAAATAAAATAGAAGGAGTGTTCTCTGTTGTTACTGAAGATGGAGAACAAATTATTCCTATTTTTGAAAGTGAGGATGATGCTGAAAGATACAATTCAATGATGATCTACAACACAGACACCCCTATGTTACAGGTTGTTGAAATTGATGAAGATCTCATTGTTAACGCTTGTGAGGAGAGATACCAGAAGTATGCTATAATCACACAAGATGACTTTTTGATACCACCGAAAGATTTAGTATGATCACCTTTAAAAAGATTCGATGGAAAAATTTTCTTTCCACTGGAAATAATTTCACCGAACTCGATTTGACATCTCATAAAACTAATCTTATTATTGGTACAAATGGAGCAGGTAAGAGCACAGTATTGGATGCTCTTACCTTTTCTTTATTTGGGAAACCATTTAGAAAGATTAATAAACCGATGCTAGTTAATAGCATCAACGAGAAAGATTGTATTGTCGAAGTTGAGTTTAGTATTGGTAGGAATAACTACGTTATTAAACGTGGTATCAAACCAAACCTGTTTGAAATTTATCAGAACGGGCAGATGCTAGATCAATCTTCTAGTGCTGTTGATTATCAAAAGCAATTAGAACAAAACATTCTGAAGATGAACTACAAGTCATTTACTCAGATTGTGGTACTGGGGTCATCTACTTTTGTTCCTTTCATGAGATTGCCTGTAGCATCTCGTCGTGAAATTATTGAAGACATTCTTGATATTCAAATCTTCTCAGTTATGAATACAAGACTGAAAGATAAGGTACGGGAGAACAATGATGAGTTGAAAGATTTGGAGTACCAATTGAAATTGGTTACTGATAAGATTGAACTTCAAAAATCTCATATGCTTGAGATGGAGAAGAAAACAAAATCTGATATTGAGAAGAAGCAAATGAAAATTGTTTCTCTTAATGTGGACAAATCTACTGCCTTACAAGAGGTAGAAAATCTAACTTTATCCGTCGCTGATCTCAATGAAGAGTTGAAAGAACTTGCTGACAACAAAAGTAAACTTAAGCAGCTTAATACCTTTCGAGCAAAGATTCATCAGAAGATTGCTAACTGTAAAAAGGAGACTGAGTTCTTCATTAATAATCATGTGTGTCCTACATGTACACAGGAGATCACTCAAGATATCCGTGACAAAAAGATCAGTGATAGTGACACAGAATTAGCAACTCTAGAGAAAGGTTTTTCTGAACTTGAAGAATCTATTAAACTGGAAGAAGACCGAGAAGCAAGATTCCTGGAAATTTCCGAGAAGATTGTAGAAACTAATTCTTTCATTACTCAAACCAACTATGAGATCAGAATGCTTTCTAATAGCATAGAAGAACTCAATTGTGAAATCGAAGATCTCAATAAACCAACTGGTAGTAAGAAAGCAGAGTATGAAAAACTGACAACGTTTGTTGAGGAAAAGAAAACAATTCGGAATAGGTTCATTGCTTCTAAGCAAGATAAAGATACTTTAAGCGTTGCCTCTCAGTTGTTAAAAGATAATGGAATTAAGAGTAGAATCATTAAACGTTATCTTCCAGCGATGAACAAACTCATCGGAGATTATCTCAGGAAGATGGATTTCTATGTTAACTTTACTCTAGATGAAAACTTCGAAGAAACAATCAAGTCAAGATATCGTGATGTCTTTACATATGAATCTTTCAGTGAGGGAGAGAAAGCTCGTATTGATCTCGCTCTGTTGCTTACTTGGCGTTCTATTGCTAAGCTCAAGAATAGCGTGGATACTAACCTCCTCATTCTAGATGAAATCTTTGATGGGTCTCTTGATGCTAGTGGCACTAGCGAACTGGGATGGATTCTCCGTAATTTTGATGATAATACAAATGTATTTGTCATCAGTCATAAAGAGAATCTTGATGGTAAGTTTGATAGGACTATCAAATTTGATAAGGTCAAAAACTTTAGCGTTGCTAATCTGTCTCTTGCCGAAACCGACTGACCGTGCTATAGATAGTATGTACCCGCTCTGGACCAATGACCACCCCGAACTGGCAGCATCATTCTAAGAAAGAACAGAAGCGCCACCTCAAACCTCAAGCGATGAGGCAAGCGAGGAAACGCCGTAACCAGTTGAAGAACCGTCTACTCCGACCCTCTGGCACCCCCAGGGGGTCTTATAGTATGGAGATCAACGGAACACCACAATGTCTAACAGTCAAGAAATTAAAGGTAACCTCGCTCGTCTGCTCGCTACCGAGAACCTGATTGTTGAGCACCGTAAAGTCAGCACTGCTTCCTTTGACGTTGTTCGTCGGGTGCTGACTCTTCCCCTGTGGCAGAAAGCAAGTAATACTGTGTACGATCTTCTCGTCGGTCATGAAGTGGGTCATGCTCTCTACACTCCTGTCGATGATTGGATGGATGAAGATATCCCCAAAGATTTTCTCAACGTTGTTGAAGACGCTCGTATCGAGAAGTTGATGAAGCGAAAGTATCCTGGTCTTGCTAAAGACTTTTATCGTGGATATCAAGAACTTAATGATGATGACTTCTTCGGCATTTCTGATGAAGATGTTTCTCGTTATAATTTAATTGATCGTATCAATCTTCACTTCAAGATTGGTGCCTATGCTTGTATTCCTTTTGAAGATCGGGAAAAGAAATTTCTTCCTCAAATTGAATCCGCAGAAACTTTTGAAGAAGTCATTGCTATCTGTAAAGAACTAGTTGAATTCTTGGAGAATAACGATCAGCAAACTGAGAAAATTGATCTTCCAAGTGAACAGTCTTCTGCTCAAAGTGGTGGATCTAGTGTTGGTTCTAATGCCAACATGAATGACAATGAAGGCGAGAATGCCAATGAAGAAAATAATCTTGGCGATAGTAATAATTCTGATTCTAATCGTGGATCTGCTTCGGACATTCCAGATAATCTTAGTGGTAATCTCGGGGGTGATAGTGCTGGTGATACTGTTTCTAAAACTCAACGTTCATTTGACGCTGCTACCGAAGATCTAAACAACCATAGCAACTGGTCACAAGAACCTGTTTACATTGAAGTACCTGAAGTAAATCTCGAACAAGTTATTGTTGATCATGATGTAATTATCCCCTACATTGCTAATTACTATAATAATCTTGAATCTGAACGTAGAACTTATTGGGATGATGTCTTCCAAAGTGTTGATGAATCTTATCTAGAATTTAAAAAACAAGCACAAAAAGAAGTAAATTATCTTGTTAAAGAATTTGAATGTCGTAAGTCTGCCGATGCTTATGCTAGGGCAGGACAATCTAAGACTGGTGTTCTTGATACAAGCAAACTTCATACTTTTAAGTATAATGATGATCTGTTTAAAAAAGTAACTGTTCTTCCTGATGGTAAGAATCATGGGATGATTTTTATCCTTGACTGGTCTGGTTCCATGAGCAATGTTTTGATGGATACTGTCAAGCAACTTCTTAATCTTTGTTGGTTCTGTCGTAAAGTACAGATTCCCTTTGAGGTGTATGCTTTTACTTACGAATGGTCTAACCGTTTTGTCGAATCTAGTGGTGATGAAGAAGTAGATGATCGAAATTATATTGCTTCCCACGGAATGATTACTGTTACCAATCGTTTTCATCTTCTTAACTTTTTGACTTCTCGTTGTAATAGCAAGCAGTTCGAAGAGTCTGCTAAAAATCTTTGGCGTACCGCTTCTTATATGGATAATACTGTACACACTTCTGGGTACTATACTGTACCTGCTGGTGTTGATCTTTCTGGAACTCCTTTGAACGAGAGCATCATTACACTCAAGACCCTAATTCCTTTTTATATTAATCAGAACAAACTTCAAAAACTCAGTGTCTGTATTCTTACAGACGGCGAATCAAATGGCATCACCCATGATGTTGATATGAACATTGTTCGTGGTGCTGATTACATTGGGAAGAATGCTGTTAATAATAACTGCTGTCTTCGTGATCGTAAGATCGGGAAAGTTTATCGACACTGTGATGGATACAGCGGAAAGGATGGGTTGACCACTATTCTGATTGAGAACATCAAAGATAATTTTCCTAATGTAAATCTAGTTGGATTCCGAATTGCTTCTGGTAGTGATTTCAGTCATCTGTATCGTGACACCCAAGAACAATACAATTATGATGAAGTGATGAAAAAGTGGAGAAAGCATAAGTCGTGGGAGTTCAACAAAAATGTTGGGTATGATTCTCTCTATGTTATTTCTCAGACATCGCTTTCTTGTGACACAGAGTTTGATGTAGAATCTGGTGCTAAGACTTCAGACATCAAGAAAGCATTTAAGAACATGCTGAAGAACAAAACTGTGAATAAGAAGATCCTTACATCTTTTGCCACGCTCGTGTCGTGACAATTCCAAAACTGTCTACCCCACCCCGTTCTGGGGTGGTTTCACCCCTATACTGAGTACATCAACGAAATGACCCCAATGCCCCGTAAGTCTGAAGTTACTACCGAGCAACTGACTGCTTATTTGTCCGAGCAATTCGGAGATGATATTAACACTCAAATGGTTCAGGTAGCATGTGATACTTTTGGTATCACTTACGCTACCGCCACAAAACGTCTCCGTGATTTTTATGTGAAGCGTGGCACTTGGAATCTGACGGTTCAGGAAAAACTGGAACAAACTTACAACGCTCCTGCTGGTTATCCTGCTGTTCCCGAACAGGAACAAACTAGTCTAGTTCCTAGTAAAGATGTTACTTTTGTCCCGTTCGGGAACTTTTCTGATGTGAAGAAAATTCTTTCTTCCAAGATCTTTTATCCTGTATTCATCACTGGTCTTTCTGGTAACGGTAAGACTTTCTCTGTTGAGCAAGCATGTGCTCAACTGAAGCGAGAATTGATTCGTGTAAACATTACTATTGAGACTGATGAAGATGACCTTATCGGTGGTTTTAGGCTTGTTGATGGGAATACTTCATGGCATAACGGTCCCGTTATTGAAGCACTCGAACGAGGAGCAGTCCTTCTCCTTGACGAGATCGACCTCGCTTCTAACAAGATCCTCTGTCTTCAGTCCATTCTAGAAGGCAAGGGAGTCTTCCTTAAGAAGACTGGTCGCTACGTGAAACCTGCCCCTGGGTTTACTGTAGTTGCTACTGCCAACACCAAGGGTAAGGGTTCTGATGACGGTCGCTTTATCGGCACTAATGTTCTGAACGAAGCATTCCTTGAGCGTTTTGCTCTCACTTTCGAGCAAGAGTATCCCACACTAAAAACCGAACAAAAAATTCTTGAAGGTATTTCTCTTGATCATGGTGTGGAAGATCGTGAGTTTTGTGAGAAGCTTGCCAACTGGGCAGACATTATCCGTAAGACCTTTAAGGATGGTGGTATCGATGAGGTGATTAGCACCCGCCGTCTGGTACACATCATTCGTGCCTACGCTATCTTCGGTAAGCGTATGAAGGCAATTGAAGTTTGTGTCAATCGTTTCGACGATGAGACTAAGCAAGTTTTCTTGGACTTGTATACTAAAATTGATGCTAATGCTGAGGAGGTTCCTGATGCTCCCTTCTGAAGAATTCCACGGGTATCGTGGAAGAATCGCCCTTCTCAAAGACGGGCGATCTGTTAAAATTATTGATGGTGAAGGACTCAAACTGTATGTCAAAGATGTTGACGGAAACCTGTTTGAGTGCTATCATGATCAATTGGAAACCATCTTTTCTGAATGATATTATGAATTGGAAGTACAATGAAGAAAACCTCTTGAATGAGGTTCGTGATTATATTGGTTCCACGTACAACCAGCATTATTCTGCTGGTGATAACAAGATCCAAACCCTAGATCTTATTGAATCGGTTGGCGATGCTGAACCATTCACTCGATCTAATGCTATCAAATACTTGTCTCGATATGACAAGAAGGGCACTGCTCGTGGTGATATTCTCAAAGCAATTCACTACTGCTTGCTGCTTCTTCACTTCTCCGACAAGTCTAAAAATACTGAGGAATACAATCGATGAGTCAATTTACACTATCTCCCCAAACGAATTCAGTTCTTAAGAACTTTTCTACTATCAATGGTTCTATTTTGATTCGTGAAGGAAGTGTACTGAAGACTATCAGTGTTGGTGAAAACATGATTGCTCAGTACACTTGTCCAGAAGAGTTTCCTTTTACTTTCGGAATTTATGATCTGAGTCAATTTTTGATGGGTCTTAGTTTGTTTCAGGATCCTGTTCTTAACTTTACTAGCAATCAGTATGTCACTATTCGTGGTGGCAATCGTAGTGCCAAATATTATTTCAGTGATCCAGAGATTACTTTGAAGTCCGCTCCAGAACGTGACGTTAAGTTTCCTGGTGCTGACATGGAGTTCTCTATGTCTTCTGAAGATCTTGTTCAACTTCAGAAAGCATCTGGTGTGTATGGACTAGAAGATCTTTCTTTTGCCTCTACCAGTGATGGTACTATTACTCTTAATCTTTGTGATAAGGAGAATGATACTGGTAATGCTTACACACAGGAAATCAAAGGAGCTGCTACTGGGGAGTATGAACTTTTCTTGAAAGTTGAGAACCTTAAGTTGTATCCTGGGGATTACAATGTTAAAGTGTCCAGCAAGTTGATTACTGAATGGAAACATCAGCAGCTCGATCTTGTTTATTATATTGCTCTTGAACCTTGATGAATAAGAAATTTTTGTGGGTGGAAGAATATCGTCCTCATACTCTTGAGGACTGTATCCTTCCAGTGAATATTAAAAACTCCTTTAAAGGATTTATTGAACAGAAAGAGATCCCTAATCTTCTCCTTTGTGGTTCTGCTGGTGTGGGAAAGACCACAGTTGCCAAAGCGGTATGTGATGAGATCGGAGCATCCTACATTGTCATTAATGGTTCGGATGAGGGACGCTTCCTAGACACGGTGAGGAACAAGGTCAGGCAGTTCGCTACGACCGTCTCACTGACCTCTGGCGCCGCCCACAAGGTCGTCATCATCGATGAGGCAGACAACACCACTAACGACGTTCAACTGTCACTCAGGACCGCCGTGGAAGAGTTTCACAGCAACTGTCGTTTTATCTTCACTTGTAACTTCCCAAACAAAATTATTGACCCTCTACATTCTCGTTGTACGGTTATTGATTTTAAGATCGGCAGTGAAGAGTCTGTACAGTTACAAGGTCAGTTCTTCACTCGTCTGAAAGAAATTCTTGATGGTCAAGAAGTATCTTACGAAGATAAAGTTCTAGCAAAGGTTGTTAAGCGTTACTATCCAGACTGGCGCCGTTTGATCAATGAGTGTCAACGCTTTGCTGCTTCTGGTGGTATTAATTCTGCTATTCTGGTTGATGTTGCTGACATTAACTTAGACTCTCTAATTTCTTCTTTGAAGAATAGAGAGTTTACTGTCGTCCGTAAGTGGGTAGTTGACAATATTAACAATGATCCTACAATGGTAATGAGGAAACTCTATGATGTTCTCTATGATCATCTTAAGAGTGCCTCTATTCCAGAAGCAGTTTTGATCATTGCTAAGTATCAATATCAGATTGCTTTCGTTGCTGATCAGGAGATTAACCTGTTGGCATGTCTTACTGAAATTATGATGAGTTGTGAATTTAAATGATTAGTAAAAATGAACTGATGCACCATCGCCTTCAGGCGTGGTTGAGAGAAAATCAAAGTGATGACGTTGAGTATCTTGGATACAAACCAGATCTTCTGGGGGAGATGAATCATTGGTATCGCTTTGGTAATCACGAAGTAACTGTTGATTGTGTTGAAGATATTGAACTTGTTGGCGAGGTTTAAATGAAACTCTGGATGCTAGGTAATCGTCTCACTGCAGAGATGTATGAACGTGAACGATTTATCGAAGAAGCAGATAAATATGGTATCGATTTTTCTTTAGTCTTTGCTGACGAAATCGATTTGATTGTATCCAGAGATGACCGTAAATCCATTAGATATCGTAATGATATTGTTAGTTTGCCTGACGTGGTTCTCGCTCGTACTGGGAGCGGCACGGGTTATTTCAATCTTTCTGTCCTTAGACAATTCGAACGATTGAATGTCCCTACCATTCCTAACTCAAATTCTATTGAGGCTTCGAAAGATAAGATGTATGCCAATCAAATCTTGGCACAGGCTGGTTTACCTATTCCTAAAACCATGCTTACACGGTTTCCATGTAAAGCCGAGTTAGTTGAAAAACAAGTAGGGTTTCCATGTGTGTTAAAAGTAGTTACAGGATCACATGGTAAGGGTGTTTATTTGTGTCATAATGCTAAAGAATTTGAAGATCTATCTGAACTAGTATCTTCAATTGATTTTAAAGCATCTATGATTGTTCAAGAATATGTACAACATTCGGAGGGACGTGATCTTCGGGTTATCGTTATTGGTGGTAGGGTCGTTGGTGCTATGCTTCGCCAGAGCACCGATGGATCATTCAAAGCAAACATCTCTAGAGGAGGAGAAGGAGCAGCATACGATGTTGATGATGAAATGGAAATGCTAGCAATCCAAGTAGCAAAAGTTCTTGATCTTGATATTGCTGGTGTAGATTTATTATTTCATCCAGATGGATATAGAATTTGTGAAGCAAATTCCTCTCCAGGTTTTCATGGATTTGAGCGAGCATTGGGAATTAACATTCCCCAAAAAGTATTTGACTATGCTAAGTTGAGGTGTAATGACAGAACATAAAGAACGCTATTGGAATTATCTTATGGGTGACGTTGTGAAGACCACACCAGAGAATGTGGCGGAAGCGCACCATGCCTTGTTTCGTGCTACAATGAACTTGCCTCAGGCAGCTGCTTGGTGTGGAATGACCAAGCGTGAAATCAAACAAACCTTTCGTGAATACCTTAAATATCATGCCCCAGACTTTGAAATCACTGAAGACTCCCCTACGTTATCCTGGGGGGAAAAGTAGAGCAGTTAGTAAACTGTTTCAATACATTCCTGATCTAGCAGATTATCACGAATATCGTGAACCTTTTCTTGGTGGAGGATCTGTAGCACTTGAAGTTACTAAGCGTTATCCTGGTATTCAGATCTGGGTGAATGATCTTTACAATCCTCTGTATAATTTCTGGTCAATTCTTCGTGACGAATCACAAGAATTGTATGAAGTCTTGAAGGGGTATAAGGAAGATTACGGCACTCCTGATCTTGCTCGTGGGTTGTTTAATATGATGAAGTATCAACTCAATGATGAAAGCACAGAAGATTTTTATCGAGCAGTTGCTTTCTATATCATCAACAAGTGTTCTTTCTCTGGTCTGACTGAGAGTTCTTCTTTCTCACCACAAGCAAGTGTTAGCAACTTCTCTATGAATAATATTGAGAAAATTCCAGAGTATGGCAAGTTGATCAAACGTTGGTATATAACTAATTGGTCATACGAAGATCTGCTGACGGACAAGAAAGATGTATTTGTTTATCTTGATCCTCCTTACGACATTAAGGACAACCTCTATGGGCGTAAGGGATCAATGCACAAAGGATTTGATCACGATAAGTTTGCTGTTGATTGTGATCGTTATCTTTGTCCTCAACTAGTTTCTTACAACAATTCCAACCTCGTCAAGGAGCGGTTCCAGGGGTGGAC